GCTAGATGTATTGTCCCCACCAATAGCAGGGATAGTCAATTGACCACTTGAAAGGGCTGAATCAGACACAACTTCAGAAGCGTCAACATCAGTCCAAACAGAATCATCTACTGACTCTTGTAGTTTAATAATAACATCAGTGCCGACATCCAAAGCGTCAACAATGAATTTAACTGCGCTATTACCATCCATGTCAACACTAGAGCTGACCTCAGAGCCTGACACAACTTGCGAAGCGTAGACCTGTGCAACAGCAGAACAAAAAACGTTATCACGTCTCATAATATTCTCCTTATACCATTGTTAGTTTCTTAATGGCTTCACCCTTTGTGAGGCCACCACCAGAACGCTTCTTAAGCTTGTATACGATATCAGGGTATTGTGTGAGGTTATCACGAGTAGTGACAATTCCCATACGATCCACAACCTTATAACCTGCATTGAAATCACCGTAAATTATTGGGACATCACCAGTAGTGTATGAACCATTAGCAGCAGGAGCCACCAATTCAGGCATTTCTAGAACAGGAACACCGCCAATAGTGGCAGGCTGTCCAATTTGGTTATTGAATTCCCAAAGATAACGATCTTGAGTATCTTTAAGCTTTCTTAGTTCTCTGAATGTAAGTCTATTACAATAAGCAACAGATCTGCCTTGATAAGCAGTCTTAAGAGAATAAAGAAGATTCCAAACATCATCGAAATCAAGAGTTGAAGCAGCAGACGCAATAGAAGCTATCTTGTCAAAGCTGTTACCAGTTGCAGTGTCAGAAGTATAAGTCAATAGACCCTTAAGACCTTCGCCAGTACCATTGCTGATAAATTCTGTACTTTCAGTGATTGCGAAATCTTCCGCAGCACTTGACAGGATATCAGTAACAATATTAAAAGCTGTGTCCATTTCTAGATTGTCCGTGAATGGAACAATTGAGAATAGATCGTCAACAAGGATACGAACTTTACCGTAGCGGTCTGACTTAGTAGCATCATCAAAGTTAGTCAATGCACTTCTACGCAGGGCGCCATTAGTTTGCTTGCGAATCAATCTTTCCCAAGTATCAGAAGTGATTGAAACAGTTGAGGCAATACCACGAACGTTAGAATACTCACGGATAAGCTTATCAATCATTGAGTCGATAACAGGCATAACAGTAACACCACCAGCTGCATCATCACGCTCATTGAATTGAGCTAAAGACTTCTTCTGTAGCTCGAAAGCTTCAAGAGACTTCTTTGTAATTGGTAGCTCGTTTGAATCAAACTGCTGCATCTTACCAAGACCAACCTGCTTAATATTCATTAGGAACTCGTAGCATTCCTTATGATTATTCTCATCAGATGCAAGCTCTTTCATTTCAGCTTGCTTTTTAATACTCTTCTCAAGCTTTTCCTGGCCTGCGCTGATATCATCAAAACGGGCATTCATTGCTTCAAGTGCATCCGAATTCTTTGCTCCAGACTCATCAAGGCGTGTGACTTCCTTTTTAAATTCTGTTTCAAAAATAGTATTCTGCTCTTGAATGAGTTTTTTTACTTCGTCAACTTCACTCATTGTTTGTACCTTTTAAGTTTTTAATATTTGACTTGAGGGATATAACTAAATCGCCCCACTCTTTTTCAGACACTGGCTCAATATTAACTACTGGCTCAATGTCCTCTTTTGGCTCTCCTGAATCTCTCAGAAGTTCTTTAACACCGGAAATATATTCCTGTGCTTCTTTTTTGGAAAAACCCGAATCCCTCAAGCCTTCCTCAAAATCACGTATAGTTTTATATTCATTGATATTGATATTCATACTCTTTACTCCAAGAAGCCCTGCCTCTGTGTTCATAGGGAACGTTACTGGTGAGACTTCAATTAGTTTTAACTCTTCTAGCATCCTGCGACCTTTATCAAAGGACTTCTTAATAATCTGATAACCGATAGAGAATTTATTAATTAGACCTCGCTTCATCAAGAAGTGCGTTTCAGAAGCCCTTTTGATATTGTCGATAAATAGACGGCCTTCAATCTTTAAACCGTGGTCATCTTCCTCGATGTGAGTATATTCGCCAATAATCTCTTTTGAGTCATGTTGATAAAACATAAATACTTTCTCTGCGGGTATCTCTGTCAGGGACTTCTTAAAAGCACCCTTGACTACGACATCACCGCCTAGATCTTCGTTTCCGCTTGTAGATCCATAGGCGACAAAAGTACCTTTTTCATCATCCATGCTCTTAATTTCAAAAGGAATATTCATTTTCTGTGTCACCTATATTAGTATTCTTTATGTATAGTCTATAATATATCATTATTTTCAATACTTCAAGTTGTTAGTATATCGACTCAATCAATACAGTTACTTCGGAGCCTTTAACACAATGTAGCACCGGCAGTTAATGGACTCTTCTGGGCTAAGTGTATCAGCTCTTGGCCCAATACCCGCACTAGCACCAACTTGGAACATCTCACCAATTGCTATAGGTTCCTCAGTATATCGCTTGTCTGCTCTGATATGTGAATCTCTCACGGCCTTATCCCTTTGTGAGCGCCATGACTTTACTAATACCTTCTCTGTGTCTACTGCTACCTGCTGTTGAGCCTTGGTTATTGCTCTACCGCTTTCAGTCGTGGCAATAGTTGTAATCCTCTTAACATTCTCCTTCTTCATGCCTCTTGTAACAAACTTATCAAAAGCCTTTCCAGCCAACCCTGCATTAGTAGCTTCATCAACAAACTTATTGAATATCTTTAAGGTTGTTCTGTTTATCTGGGCTGACCATTTACGCCTCTCGCCAGGTATCCATAAAAGGGCAATGATTGCAATAGTAGCCTCAAGTAAGCCTAACTCTCTTTCTTCCTCTAAGTCTCTGGCCTTGCTGAATTGTTGGCCTAACTCAGAATCACCTAGCTCTTCCTTTAACTGATTGAGAGTGAATCTAGCGGCATCAGTGGCGGAGCTTTCGTAGATCTCTTGGAGTACTGCCTCAAGTGCTATATCATTCTTGATAACTACAGCTTCAGCATTGAGAACCCCGCCAGTATTAAAGGCTGCCAATACATCACGGGAAAGTTTAGCGAAGTTGCTCCTGAGCTTACGTGCTGCCCTCTTCTCATTGCGGGCAAATAGAGCATCAAACTTTTTATCAAGTCTTTCTTCTTTACTAGCCATCTATGCCTCTGGAGGGTTAAAGCTCATTGGTGGTGCCTTGCGGTCTGAAAAGTAGTCCTCACCTTCAGCGCCTAATACTTCTTCATAACCGATTGACATTCTAGCCTCATTGAAATTAACCAAGTCAGCCTTCCAATCTTCCCGAACGCCTTCACGCATATCTTTAAACCTCGGAGCAAGTGCCACAACATCTTTCAATCTGAGCTTAAACTCAATACTCATGCCTAATTTTCTTGAGTAGAAGTCAGATAACAACCTGTAGAACTCTTCAGCCTTGGGGATTGCTGACTCTTCATACAATGCCATCTTAGCCTCAGCCTGGTTATTGAATGTAGCACCATCCAAGCCGAGCAAGTAAGGCGGATAGTCTAGGCCGTTACAAATCTCAATAGCTTTATTCTTAATCGAGTCTAGGAAGTCCATCTCTTGAGGTGTGAGTGCTAACTGCTCGTAATTGATCTTTTCATTGATGACCTTAACATCATATCGCTTACCATGCTCATTCAATTTGCGCTTTAATGTCTCTAGCGCTTCCTCATCAAGTGTGCCAGTCTGGTCATCAGGGTTGATTGATACAATAGCTGTATTCCTTGCGCCATTCTCTAAATGCTGCTTATTCCACTTGTTACCTTCTGTATGTCCTGATATTGATAAGCCTGCTGGTGTAACCTGGCCCAAGCCCTCAGTATCTGATGTGGGGTGAAACATGCGCCAGTCAATAATATCAAAATAGCCTGCCTCATCCCGCCCATATATTTCCTGTCTAGACCCCTTAGAGAATCTATATCTAAATATTCCTTCCTCAGTATTCTCCGTTACTGATACTCTATCTGGTCTAAAGAATTCAATCTCATCGGGCATCCCAGTTGATTCAAAGAATGTAGGGTGGACATAAGAACGCCCCTTAATGAACCTATGGCTTATTACTGATTCAATGAAGAATAACCAAGAAGAGTAATTAGGGTTAGGCGCCTTAACTAGCTTAATGAATGCTTGAGATAGTCTGTCATTTTCATTATCTAAGACATTCGTGCCATTAATCAGGATGTCAAAAGGTATTGAGTTGACAGCTCTTGCCGTGCCTCGTATACACCTATTGGAAATAACGTTTTCAATATACCCCCGCTTAGAAAGTAGTTGGTAGTTCTGCGAGAATAGAAGCTCTGATGTCAACGGGTCAATTGTTGAAATCCCTGGAGTGTTTGGCCATCCGGTATCATCAAAGCTCATGCCCCAACCTTTACCTTGAATCCAATTGCCAAATTTAGTGCGGGTTGTATTAAACATATGATTCCATGTTTTGTTTAGTTTAGTATTAGTTATTCTAATATAAATAACATTTTATATCAAAAAATTCAATATGAAACAATTATACAAAAAAACCGCTAAGTTGAAAGCGGCTGTAAAAATGTTGATATTTGTTGATTGTTAGACCATTATGACCTGCCTGTTTTTCATGGATTCCCATGTCCAGTACCTCGCAGCATCTATTGCGTGGTTCCATGCGTCTATTGGCTTGTTAGTAAATTCTAGCTGCATACCTGGCTTAGCTTCTTGATACTTATATGACTTTGTTTCCTTACGTAGATTAGGGGATGCCCCAACAATGTTTATCTTGTATTGCTTCATTAATGCTATACCCGCCTCGATTGAGTCTTTACCTTTCTTAACGCCTTTCAATTTATAGCCTTCTTGGTTTATCTCTGCAATACTCTTAGGCTCTGCGCTGTCGGCAATGATTAGGTGATTGCCAACATTGTGCTTTCTTAGCTCATTACATATAGACTTATCTGCACCTCTATTAACTAAACCCGTCTTATAAGTCATCTCCTCAAACCATAGCTCACCGTGAGCCAATGCGCATTTTATAATCGCTGTTGGGTCATTAGTGAATCCAAAGTCTAGGCCATATCCAAAACGCTTGCAGTGCTCTATATCTGGGAATACGTCGCAATAATTCACATCTTCAAATACTAAGCCTTTCAGAGCATTACCCCATAGGCCCAGAACATAAACCCGATAATAGTTAGACTCTTTGCCTAGTCTCTCTAATCTCTTAATTACATCTATGTTGCCAGGTGAGCAAAAGTCGTTATGTTCAAAGGTTGTGTGTAATAGCAGAGTATTAGGGACTATTGATTTTATGTATGTGTGTGAGCCGTCGTCTTTTTCGTATGAATGCTTTGGAGGGAAGAAATAGTCATTAATCCATCCCTCTTCTGATTCAGGGTTGAATGATAACACAACCTGCTGCACTACATTGGGGTCGGGGTGCCTTATGGATGTGTCGGATTTAATAAAGTCCTCAAAGCCAATTTCATCGGCCTCCTCAATGTGCACGTAATTGGGATTAGTGATTGACTTTAGCTTTGCAGGACGATCAAGGCCACGGGCTAAAAGTATATTGCCGCTTAGATTATGGGTTATTTGCAGGGGTGATTTAGTATAATGAAACTCATCCTCCCAACCATACTGTTCTATAATGGCCCATATCTGCTCAAACACTGAATCTTTAACATCGGCAAACACTTTCCTAAGAACAACGCCTTTAAAATATTTATCAGTCTTCATCCTAATGACAGTCTTTAAACATGCCATGTAGCTCTTTCCGCTGCTCCGCCCCCCATATAATACACAATATCTGTGATCTGAGTTAATAAATGGGATATAGTATTTTGAGGAGAGATCAACATTAGCCATAACTAGACCTTATTTAACCTTGCAAATTCACCGTGCATTTTCATTGCTGCATACCCTAGCCAATAAATTAAGAATCTACAAATCCGATATCATCGGGAATGTCTCTGGTTACCAACTTGATTGTACTATCCACCTTTCCAGATAATCCCACATCTATCTTGTCGCCATACTTCTTCGGGAGCGTCTTTGATAATTCCCATTTTGCCGTGTCGATCTGAAGCTTAACACATTGTACATTATCAGAGGTTGCGGTATTGGCTAAATCCTTTAAATCATCAAATTTTATATCTGCCTGCATTCTCCGTGCGCATGTGTATTGTTGCTGAAACTCGCTGTTCTTCTCTACCCACCCCATCAAAGTCCTTAGTGGTGGCATATCTTCCATGGCACAGATGGCACGTAAACTGAGCCCATCGACAATATGTGAACAAATATCATCAGCTACATCCTGATTGTATTTGCTCGGCCGTCCCCCATTATTGCCTATACTCATTTCCTTACCTCGTTAAATTAAAAACAATCCAGTCAACACAAAGCGGCTATCCTTCTGTGTCGTCCTATACCGCAGTTCAGCAACGCCCAAAGGCGACTGGATTAAAATGGAACAGGTAGGAGTCGAACCTACTTCCCCCAGACTGCTTAAAGAACTGGTGCATTCCACAATGCTACATGACCATACCTAAATTTACACTACTTACCTTGCTGTGTCAAACTGTTGGGGATTCGCTCGCCTGTAAGATAGTAACTCTTCATTGATAAATGAATTACAGCCATCACTCATTCTCTGCCACTTCTCATTAACCAGTACAAAGAATCCACATCTATTATGAGCTTTCCTATAATTATCTTTTCTATGAGCTACAGATATAAATCCACGCCAATATCTAAACGCCCAAATAACGCCTGTCCTTAAATCCTCAACAGCTCGGTAACACAATTCTGATTCACCCTCTATATATAAAAAAGACAATGTGGTTAATATTTTAAAATCCTTATGATTGCCTGCCCATATAGATACCAAATCGTCCTGTACATTTTTATTGCGGTAATCATTAAACTCTCTTAATTCACTCATAATCAAAACCCCTCCATTTCCATGTAGTTAATCAACCCCTTAAGATGCCCTATCACATCTTCGCAACTTACCTCATTGCATACCATGTATACAGTCAGCTCCTTGATTGCCATGTTAAAGCTTAGTGGCGTGTCTCTTATCAACTGCTTAATCTCCTTAGTCATCTCTTGGACCTTCTGATCTGAGAAGTCGGCAACGTGCATTGCTTGGATTTTGTATGCGTCTATGTTATTCATTGATTGTCTCCCAGTATTTTCTTATTATTCTCCTTAATACCTCAACCTCGCCAATATTCTTCTTTATGGCTATATCTGTAAGCATGTCCATATATAAAGGCTCGTTAAGTTTTATCACTGGCGTTGTGGCGTTGTATTTAATCTGTGCCACTCTATATGCTGCTCCTGCCTCCTGCTCACTATCATAATACCCAATATGCTTTGTCGTTTTCGCTGTTAGCCATATCTGGGCTCTCCATTTATTTCTTGTCTTATACCAACTTACTCCAGGATAATCCGATAACTCTGCCATCACTTCACCTCTCTATTATTAACCGCTATATAAGTCGCTCGAACGCCCGCAGCATCATTCCGTCGAGGTCTTCGGACGCTTTCCCGGAAAGTACAATCTCCTCGTCC